TATAGATAGGTTTTTAGTTGAGTTATCTCTAGGATTACCGTTACGGTGATTTACATCTTTACCGTCACCTTTTTTAACTGCCCCAACTTTTTTAAGGGCATTACGTGCAGCATTTCTAGAAGCCCTATTCTTCTTTTGCTGGTCAGTACCTTGATAATTTTTGTACTCTTTTTTGTAATTTCTCATTACTATCCCACCTACATCAATTCAAAATGTGGGCCATCAATAAAAGGTCTTCGACCTTGTGACCTACGTAAATCTACGTATGCCATCATTGCATCTTCCGATGTACCTTCATATGTACGGATGTCACCTTCTGACCATGCAGCACCCCACTTGATAGCTACACCAAGTTCCTTAGCTGCTTCTTTCATTGCATCACAGAGGTCATCGTATACGTTTAACTCCCAGCAGCCCTTACCATCCACGTAAGCCATAAGGTCTACTGCACGTCCTTCTAGGTGTTTAGACTTCATAGTCTGGGATTTACCTGCAGCTACAAGCTTCTCTTGCTCTTCTACTGTACGCAGACCGTACACTACACCAAAGTCTACCTTGGTTAGTTCAATAGCTCGTTTAACTACGGCTACTAGGTTTTCATCTACGCCTTCCATCTTAGCAAGACTGCGATTTGATAGCTTAAAGGACATTATTTCTTCCCTGTAAAGAATTTAGATACGGATCTCATACCAATGCTGGCAGAAACTATCCCGCCTAGTGAATACTGATACCAAGTAGGCATAGCTTCTAGTGCTGTAAAGCCTGCCTGTACAATTTCGTTGCCCCATTCCCCACAAAATGCAAGAATAAGGGGGATAGAAAAGAGAAGGGTAATCCACTCGTCTTTCCAAGAGTTCTGAGTAGCTCTGATAGCTTCGATATCCCAATCAATCTCACCAGTAGCTTGTTTTACACGTATTTCTGCGTTAGCTTTTTGAATAGCTACCTTACCGTCAAGATAAGATGAAGCTAGACCGCCTACTGCACCTATTATTTGACCTATCATTTACTCGGAACCTTCTTAGCTAAGTTAGTTACACCCATAAATACTGATACTACGCCAGCGACAGAGACGAAATAGACAGATGCCATGCTGCCGATAATAGTCGAGGCGTTTTCTAAGCCCATTAACCCAGTGAGGACAACACCTGAAGGATACAGAAGCATTCCCCACAGTGCAAACCAAGCCATTTTCCTAGTCTGATCTCTGTGTGCATCTTCATCCTCAATACGCCTTCTTTTATCGTCTAAAGCTAACTTATCCCACTCCGATTCGTCAATACAACCGCTACCATCTACGTCAACTTTGTCAAACTCAGTCATTCCCAATCTCTCTTTCGTCCAGGATCAAAAACGTCTCTAGCATTGAGCATTCCTTCGAGGAACATCGCTCTTTCTACTCTGTCTAGAGAGTATTTAATACCTGTGTCTTGAAATATAGCTTCTCTTACGTAAAATACATCGGATCTTGGTATGTGTACTCTACGCATCTTGCCTTCGTTCTTGTCAGCTAAAGCTCTATAGAACTCTTCAACGACATTATCCGAGGCGTACATGTGTCTTTTTCTCATATAGTTATACCTTGGGGGAGGGGTAAAGTCAATACTTAAAATTGGACGACAGAAAAAACTTTGTACGTCCATAAAGTACTACTTAAAGTTACTTAAAGTACTTAATAACTATTAATATATAAGAGATAATAGGAAACTTAAGGGTACTTTAAGTAACTTAAAGTAACTTAAAGTTACACAGAGGTTACTTTAAGTATAATTACATTAAGTATTATATAATACTCTGTGCCCCGCCGTCAAGGGGTAGACAAAAATATTTTTATTTTTATTGATTTTTTATTTGTGATCACAAAATATAATGGATAACACGATGTGATCACATAAAAGTGCGACAATTTGACCAGAACTAAAAAATCCCATCTCTGTCATTGGGCATATATACTATCTACGCACACCCCCCTGCCCCATACCCCCCGTAACATATTCAAGATCGTGAATACTATCAGACATATTCAAGAATTTGAATGTGTTCGTATATCAACGTATTCTTATATATGGATGTATTATACAATATATGATTATATATGAATATGTGAATGTGTTATACTGTAACATTTAACTGACCGGGCGTTCAATTAACTCGGGCAAGTACCACTCACCACCACACACCGCAACACATTCAGATATTCGCATATGTAAATGTATACCCCCACCTTAATTGAACAAGCGTTCATTTAATATATATCCGGTCGCATTGCCTCATAACGAGAACAAAACGTGAAACATGCCTGACACTCAATGTAAGCCCCTTACAAGCCCGAAAGAGGTTTTAGGGTATATTGACCCATAAAAACCCTATTCCCTGCAACTTATTGTTTTTGTTCTGTTTATTTATTTATAGATATAAACAATTGATTTAATTAACAAATAAATAAAAATGCAATAAAACGACAATAAATATACCAATTGTCGCAAAAGAGACATGAACAGTCGCAAACAGAATATAAAGCTACCTCAATACCCTGTTTAAGTCTCTTATAGGCCACGCCTATGCGTTATTTGACATTTTTGAGTTGCCACGGTTTTCGGTCAATATTCCACTCGGAATTGCGGCCACCCTTAAAACCAAGTCTATATTCCTCAGTCAGTGGGAATACAGGGGCAATTCAATCCATACTCGGTAAACTGACAACTGGTATGACAAGCCGGTTCAACCGATACCCGCCCAATGACTTAGGCAATAGCTCATTCAATCTGCGTGACTTCAAATAGAAGTAGTCCAGAAAAATCGAAAGAGGTTTTGAGATTGCCAATCATAGTCAGAGGGCCATGGGGGAAAGGGTTGCGGGTAGCAAATGCAAAACCCGAAATGCAAAAGGTAACAGTCCTGATATGCAATGCGGTATGAATTGAGGTTCATATCAAGTGGCATATCCATTCAATCCTATTGATACGGGTTGAGTGATAGGGATAAACGCCACAAGGATAACAATTCATAGGCCATTGCAATTGCTTTGGCCTATTGGTGGTTATCTTGTAACCGAAAACCCCAAACAAAAAGGATATGGGAAAATGAAAAATATCGTAACAACTTTCAATCGTTCACTTGGCAATGGCGCAGCAATGGGCAAGGCTTTCAAAGAGGCAATAGACCATGTAATTGCAGAACGTGACACAACTGTAATTGTGAAGCTGATAAACGCCTGCAAAGCTAAGGGTGACACTCAGGCCGAAAGAGCAATTCGGGTGACGTTTGCAGCAATCTTTGACGGCTCAAAAGTGACAAAAACAAAAACGGGTGGAGTAGCAATTAAGATTAAGGATGCCACCCTGAGCAATGCTGCGGTTGATACCCTTGCAAATTTAGTGGGTGATGAAACTTCCATGCGTGGTGCGAATTGGGCCAAGGCTTTTGCAGGCGATAAGGCTGAGGCTGAGTTGGATTATATCAAAGCTGCCACCAATTTGCTGAAACGTGGTTTCGACCCAGTCGCATTGATTGCAGCAATTCAACAACAGGCAAAACAGGCGGCATAAACTATCATACAAATAAAAATAGATAAAACCTGAGCACCTCATGTTAACGCATGGGGTGTTTTATTGTGTCTATTTAACAGGAGGTTATGACATGACTGCAATAGATAGTGACGGTAAAATGTGGATGCTGGTGGATGGTGACGGGAACCCTGTGTCTAAGGGTGATGCAATTACAGATTTTCGTGGTGATGCGTGCACACTCGACAGTGCCGAAATCCCACGACACTCTGCGTCCACGGGACGGGTGAACAACTTTTTTCCAAGTGTTTTCGGCCTAAAATGGGTGGTTGTGTGACATTGATGCAACGAAAAAACAAATGGGTGTTGTATAATAGCAACGGGCAAGTTTTAATTATCACCACCAACAAAAAAATTGCTGAGGAGATGATGCAAAATGGCAACAAATAGTGTGTTTATTGAGGATGATGAACAGGACAAATCCGTTCGTCAACACTCATTTCGTACAAGATACCTGCGGTATTCTTTTGCGCAGGATCGAGAGGCTCTTGAGGATGCTCAGGAGCCTTTCCGTTATGTTCTTGATGGTGCATATCACAATGGTGTGACCCTGATACCTGTCGAGATCATGGGGAATAGTCTGGAGGATTGTGTCGAAAAGTTGAGACTTTCTGACCCAGATTTTACTCTGTCGCCCACCCTATCCCTAACTGGTGGATGGGTGTGTGCAGATTATGATGTGACTGCGAAGGTTCGCAGTTTAGTGTAAACCCAAATCAAAAACTGTAGGAGGTTAAAATGGGTAATTCAGTATATACAAGTGAGTTCAAAGCAGAGGTTGTGGAGTATTACAAAACTCACACTGCCAAGGAAACTGCGGAGAAGTTTTCTGTCCAAACATACACTGTCGAGTGGTTTGGCAAAAGTGCAGGACTTGCCAAGGGTAATGACAAGTACCCTGTCGATTTCAAGCACGAGGCTTGCCAATTCTATGAAACACACACGGGCAATGAAACTCTCGCCAAGTTTGGAATTACTATAGCAGCATTGTGTAAGTGGCGCAAAGAGCTTGGATATCGTAACAAGCATCGTGGGTATAACTTGTACACTGAGGCTCTCCAGCCCACTGTAACAAAACGTGAACGCCGTAACTTTGTGATGACTCGTTCAGAGAATGGGCAACTCAAAGCTGAGTTACAGCAACGTGACGAACGTATCACGTCATTAGAGGAACGCCTAACTCAACTCGAAGGCACATCAACTATCATATCCCAACTAAAACAATTACTTAACTAGGAGGTAACATGAATATATTTGCACTCTCTGAGTGTCCTGAGCAGTCAGCATTGTGGCTAGATGACATACGCAAGAACAAGATGATCTTGGAATCTGCACAAATGTTATCTACCACAGTCAGGCACCTAACGCCTGACACTGACTTGCCAGTGTATCGGGTGGCGTACTTAAACCACCCGTGCACCATCTGGGCCAGACAATCCCGTGATAACTTTCGTTGGCTGGTGAGTCACATGAGATCGTTATTCAATCAGAAGTCGGGACTGCACAAGTCGGCAGACTTACTCCCTCACTTTGACAAGTATGCAGAGGATGGTGCCTTCCCATCTGAAGGTAGAACACCCTTTGCAAACTGTGCACGTAATCAAGAACGTGGTGTAGATTACTCAGACGTTTCTGATGTGCATGGCGCATACCGCCTGTATATGAATGACAGGTGGAAAGAACGTACAATAACCCTGACATGGCGTTGGGGTAAGGAACCTGAATGGAGGAACTAACATGAGCTATACTATTCGTGCAGTGGACAAGTCTCTTATAGAGACTATGCCCGAGCAGATAAATGTGGAGTTTGAGATGTTCAAGCCCTACGAATTTGACCCAGCATTTTTTACTCACGAGGGTGTTGCCGGTGCTGGTCACATCACTATCGGTGACAAAAAGTGTTACTTGGTTAGACCGTCAGAGTTTGGCTTTGTGGTCAAGAAAGTCTACACCCAAGACGATTCAGAGCCTGACCCTGTGCTACGTGCATGGGGTCGGTATCGAGAGTACGATATATTTCAATCCTCAGATAACAGACTACAGAATTGGGTTGAGAACATAGTACAGGTAGTTGCTAATCTGGAAATGTCTGATGAGTGTCGTGTGTCACTGCGGTGCCGTGCACTAGGTGCTCGTAGGTCTGAGAGATTTCACCCTAAGATTACCTTGTGGTTATCTCAAGAGCATCGTGACACTGACAGGCTAACTGCCATGAAGCCTACCCGTGCTTTCGGCACATTGTTTCCCGAGCTTGAGCATAAGCAACTCATGCAGATTACAGATCTGTACTTGCGAGAGTTTGCACCTCGTGAGTTTACAGTGCACGTATCTCAAGAGGCAGATGACTTCAGACGTGCCTATGCTGGTAATCAGTCAGCCACAGAGAATATCGACACCACCCGTACCCGTAAGCACAGTGCACACAGCTGTATGCGGTATGAGTTCGGTCATCTACCCTGTCACCCTGCCACTGCATATGCTAGTGGTGACTTCTCTATCGTCTTTGTCACTGACCAGAACGGCGATATTGCTGGTCGTTGTGTAGTGTGTACAAGCCCTGACTTTGACATGCCACAGGCTGGGCCTATCTATGGTGTATCTGAGCAAGCCATTGACTGCATTGAGGAACGCCTAGAGTCTATGGGTGCAAGGTACGATGACAATGCAAGTTGGTTAGGTGCACGTCTTAAACGTATCGAGATGTGTGACGAAGGTTTCGTCGGCCCTTATCTAGACTTGATTCCGCAACGGTTATCTGATACAGGTGAGTACCTAGTTGTAAGTCACACTGGTGAGATTGATGCCAGTGTTTACAGTGGCTTACTCGGTGGTAGTTATGCTGAGTGTACCGAGTGTGGTAGAGGTATAGATGAGGATGACACCTTCCATTCTGATACAACTCAGGAGTGTTACTGCGAGTCCTGCTACTACAACGAGCATTTCTACTGCGAGTATGCAGAGTCAGATACACACACGTCAGAAGCCATAGAGTGCCGTAAGGTAACGTGCTACGGTCGTACTCAGGTATTCCTAGTGTGTGAACACCACGTACTTAACGGTGATGATTTTGTACTCTGCACTGACGATGAGTGGTGGCATATTGACGATGTTCAATACTGTGAGCACGATGACGTGTGGATTTCACCTGACAGCATTGACGAGTACTTTCGGTCTGATTGGGATGGCGAGTTGTACCCCAACAGTATGTCATGCACCACTGTTGATGGTGAGGAGGTATCTAAAGAAGAGATAGAAAATGATTCGGGCATCTGGCAAAAGAATGATGCTAACTTATGGGAACAAGTACAAGAGGAGATGGAAGTATGACCTACAGTTTAATTGAGATGCTGCGTTACAAACGCCCAGAGGGTAGTCAAACGCAGAAAGAATTTTGTCAAAGGTTTCTCGAACCTACGTTCGGTTTACCTGACAAGCATGGCAACTACATACACATCGTTGGCGATGAGCCTAACCTGTGTTTCACTGCACACCATGACACTGTGCATAAGACTGAGGGTATGCAGCAACTCGTTGTTATCAATGATGTAATCTCTGTTGCTGATGCAAAGGTATCTAGCTGCCTTGGTGCTGACTGCACCACGGGTGTGTGGCTTATCCTTGGTATGATTGAAGAGGGTGTAGAGGGTGTCTATGTCATCCATGCAGCTGAGGAAGTAGGGTGCAAAGGTAGTCGTGCACTTGTTAATGATAACCCTTGGTGGCTGAGTTATATCGACGCAGTGATTAGCTTTGATCGGTACGGCACAGAGTCTGTTATCACCCACCAGATGGGCTTACGTACAGCCTCGGATGAGTTTGCAGCATCCTTCTCTGAGGCAATCAACTTGCCGCAGTTCAAAGCCGACTCGGGTGGCTCTTACACTGACAGCAACGAGTACATGCTCGACGTATCAGAATGCACAAATATCAGTGTCGGATATTACGGACAGCATGGTGTCAATGAGACTCAAGACATTGATTTTGCTAATGTCTTACTCACTGCCCTGTGTCTAGCTGACTGGACACGCCTGGTGTTCAAACGTGACCCTAGTGTTGTTGAGGACAGGTATGTGTACAGCTCTCAGGCCACTGGTTACGAGCCAGTGTGTAATGAGGACAACATAGACCAACTCGAGACATTGGTCATCGACTACCCGCATAAGATTGCAGAGATGCTAGATCAATACGGATTTACACCCCATAGCCTCATGGAGGAATGCCAAATTGATGATGTAAAACAATACTATAACTACTACGATGCGTATGCTACGAGGTTAGGTAAAAAATATTTAGGTTGACCCCTTGACATACGAAATAAAGTGTCTATTTTATATTACTTAAAGTAACTTAAAGTTACTGTAATAATTATTATTATAGTAATAATAGATACTTTAAGTATAACTATAGGTTCACCATCCTTAGCTCAACTGGATAGAGCAACTGCCTTCTAAGCAGTAGGTTGCAGGTTCGAGTCCTGCAGGGTGGGCCAATCTATGGAGGCTAACATGGACGATCCACATGACGATTGTACACACTGGTTAGGAAAGTTATGAGATTTAGAACAGCAGTAGATGAATACCTACACACACGTCAATTTGCATCGCTGGCCGCATCCTCTCAAAAAGGCTACGAGTCAGCACTACATTCTTTCTGTCGCATGTCCGTAGGTGGAAGAACTCTGGGTAATATCTCCATCAAGAATCTTAACGTCCCACTTTGCACGGAGATTTACGATACGTGGGAGATGGAGACATCTACATCCAACGCAAACCACAAGGCACGTATATTCTCTGTCCTGATGAATTATCTAATCACGATGGAAAAGATGCCCACCAACCCTATGTCACGAGTACGCAAACGTACAAGTGAGCCACGTTCAGTTATCTGGACACACGATCAAGTACTATCATGCCTCGACGCAGCATTCCAAAACTTTGACTGGAGAAACCTGGGTTTGATTATCTTGATGTGTTATGAGTGGGGGCAGAGGCCCATAGACATACGCAACTTGCAATGGGATCAAGTTGACCTTGAGAGTGAGGTAGTGACAATCACTCAAAGCAAACGAGGTGCAACTGTTGAGCTACCTATTCCAGACAACTTACTCACCATGCTCAAACAGCAGAAAGAGGACTGGGACTTCCAGCCCTACGTAGTACCTCACCACAGGCCGCAGGACAGTGCCTACAGGCCTCTAACGATTGTCCAGATGACAACACTGCTCACAGACGTTAAGGCTGCTGCAGGGCTTCCTGATGACCTCCGAGTGGGTGACCTTAGAAAGACCGCCATTGTGCAGATGATCGAGAGCGGTGTAGACCACCTTGCAATTCAATCCGTATCAGGTCATAAGCATGTACAAAGTCTAAACCCGTACAACAAGTTTAGTTTAAAAACCGCAAAGTCTGCATTGGATAGGAGACAAAGAGTATGATATATCTGTTAATATGGTTTGTACTAGTGCCTGAACAAGGTGTTAGGTATTATCACCTAGGTACTTACGGGAACGAAACACTCTGTAAGACTGCGTTGAGAGATGCAGCAATTATGGTCAACGATAAGGATGAGACAGTAGAATGTATTGGAGTACAGACAGATGATTGAAGTAACATACATAGATCACATGGGGTCAGACCTATCTGTGGTCAATGCAGCTAGGGTTAGCTTTGGTAAAAAGAGTGAGGCACTAGGTGAGGTGGGTATAGGTGATGACCCAATCATAGTGCCTGTACTGCATGACAATGACGTAAGGCTAATCAGGTATCTTGCCAAGCACAACCACAAGTCTCCATTCAACCATGCCTTTGCTACGTTCCATGTTAAGGCACCGATCTTTGTAGCACGTCAGCTAGTCAAGCATGAGTACATGCCTTGGAATGAGATCAGCCGCAGGTACGTTGATGATGAACCTGAGTTCTATGTACCTGCTGTGTGGCGTGGGCGTAGTGCTGATAAGAAGCAAGGCTCCGATGGTGTCGTTGATGTGGGCGATTGGGGTGATACTAATTGGGCATGTCTTACCGCATACAAAGATTTACTTGAACAGGGTGTGGCACCGGAACAAGCACGTATGGTACTGCCACAGTCTACTATGACTGAGTGGTACTGGTCAGGTTCCCTATTTGCCTTTGCTAAGATGTGCGGCCTGCGTCTCAAGGATGACACTCAGTACGAGACAAGGTTAGTGGCTCAAGAAATTGAGGATGTTATGATGGACATATACCCTAATTCTTGGGAAGCATTGAGGATGTATGACGATGAGTAAGATGTATGAATTAGAACCAATGATAATGGACTGTTGGCATGTCTGTGATGACCTACAGGTAGTATTCAGACAGATAGGTGATGGTGAACGTGAGCCTACGTATGATGAGATGATGAACACCTTGATGGGTATGCAGCAGTTATATCAGTGGAAGTTTGAGCAACTGTTCAACAAGTATGAGGATGTACTCCGTGACAGACAATGAGTGGCCCTTAGAGGCAGACTTCACAGATGTCAGGCCTATGACACCAGAGGAACGTAAAGCATCTTTTGATCGTGACGCAAAGAACAAATGGCGTAAGTGTGTCAGTTGTGGTAATGCAAGTAGAGACACATGGTGTGGTTTCTGTCTGGAGGAAGAATGATAAAGAGTGAATGGAATTGTCTAATAAAAGAACGTGAAGACTTTAAGGAGAGTGTATTGGCAGAGCATACATCAGACATCGTGAATGAGCCTAAGCACTACGCACGGTGGGCCATTGAGCCTATCACATACATCATGCGTAATGGCTTTGAGTTCTGGCGTGGCAACATTGTTAAGTATGCCAGCCGTGCAGGCTACAAGCTGTACGAGGGTAAGACGCAGGTAGAAAGTGAGATCATTGACTTGGAGAAAGTTCAACGCTATTGTCAGATGCGTATCAATCAACTTAATGGAGAGGAGAAGTTATGATACCTGTAGGTCAACTAAGATTGCTACTCACTAAGGCGGGACTAGAGTACGTCATAACTCGTGTTGAGGGTAACATAGCACACGTCAACATTCTTGTAGCGGAGCAACCAGATGTACACAGTAGAACTGGAATATGATTATGCCCTTATTAGAACACTTGACGAGGAGGACAGACACGAGGATGTTGAAGTTGTGATAGGGGAGGGCGGAGAGGTTTTTATACTTCAGTATAACGAATCTCGCCAAAGAAATTCTGTCATAGCTATGTCTTTACAACAGCTCGTAGATCTGTATGCTGCAATGGATAGCCCAGAAGGGCTTTTTCAACTGGAGGTCAAACGTGGCAAACAATGATAATCCACACCTAGCTTGTCCCTATCAAGACTGCGGATCAAGTGATGCATTTAATTGGAATGATGATGGCTTCGGCCATTGCCATTCTTGCTCTAGGGCTTACCCAATGCGAGACATGCCAGATGTTTTCGAATGGGTCAAGTCCGAGTATCCATTGAAGGAGAGGAGAAACCCTATGGATATACCAATTGTGTCTCAGACATATGAGGGCATACGAGGCTTAGATGCTGACGTGTCCGAACTGTATGGCATTGCTATACAGCAAGGTGATGACGGACGACCTGTTCGTTATGCCTACAAGTACCCACACACAGTTAAGTATAGGCTAGTCGATGACAAGTCTAAGACTTGGACAAAGGATCGGGGCATGGGTATGAACCACCTGTTTGGCCCTGAGTTTAATGCAGGGACAAGTCAACGTATTTACTTGACGGAAGGTGAGTTTGATGCAGCATCCCTGTATCAGATACTTGGCAAGACCTTCCCCGTAAAATCCTTGCCCAGCGCAAGTATCGGTGAAAAGTTCATAGCCCACAATCATCTTTATCTGTCGTCATTCAAAGAGATTATCTACGCAGGTGAACTTGATCCTGCAGGACGTAGGGCAGCAGATAAGTTGTATCAGGCATTCCCTGATAAATTCTTCTACGTACCTATGTCCAAGCACAAAGATGCCAACGACTTCCTTCAAGCAGGAGATGGCAAAGACTTGATGTGGGCAGCTAAGAAGCCCATGCGGTACAGCCCAGAGAACTTCTTTTGTTCCAGCGAGGATTTTTCTAGTGCACTACGTACAGAAAATCCTTACGAGTATGTACCTACTGGTCACTCAGGTCTTGACGAAAAGATCCGTGGAATGGTTAAAGGGGGACTAACCTTTATTAAGGCTCCCCGTGGTACTGGTAAGACTGAGGTGATCCGTTACTTTGAGACAGGCCTTCTTCAGAACGAGGGTGTCAAGGTTGCACTACTACACATGGAGGAGATGAAGTCCACTACACTACGTGCTATGGCTACCTACGAACTTGGTGCCAATGTTCGGACCAAAGAGGATACCGAACGCAATGGCTACACTCTAAATGATGTTGAGGCCGCAGCTAATAAGATTGCCGACTCTGAGAACAACAGGACAATCATCTTTGAGATGCAGTCTCACGATAACCCACTGACACTGCTCGACTACACTCGTATGGCCGTGACATCATTCGGTGCTGACTTTGTTTTCGTTGATCACGTACAACGTCTGGCCTACCTGTCTAGCTCAGGTGTTGATGGTGCAACGAGTACATTGACCACACTAGGTTCACGTATGGCACAGCTTGCTAAGGAGCTAAACATAGGTGTGGTATTTATCTCACAGGTCAATGATGATGGGCGTACAAAGTATGCAGCATCACTTGAAGAGGAGGCTATCATTTGTGTAAAGATAGAACGAGACACTGAGTCCGACGACGAGATACTTCAGAACACAACTGAGTTTATTGTTGACAAGAACAGGCCATTTGCTAAATTGGGCAAAGCAGGTTCGGTCTACTACGATCCGGAGACAACGATCCTCAGTGAAGATGTACCGTATGATAGGAGTGAGATAGCAGCATGATTGTATTTGATGTAGAAGCTGATGGACTACTTGATCAGGCTACAAAGATACATTGCTTATCCTATACCCACGATGGTAAAACTTATCACAGTTTGCATGATTACTCTGCTATGCGTGATCTCCTACTCAGTCAGCCTGGTCTGATTGGTCACAACATTATCAGGTATGATGTACCACTTGTTGAAAAGATCTTGGGTATCAAGGTGACAGCACGTCTCTTTGACACGCTGCCAATGTCTTGGGTACTCAACTACACTCGATCCGATTCAAAGCACGGTCTAGAGTCTTTTGGTGAGGATTTTGGTATCCCTAAACCTAAGATTGATGACTGGGAAAACTTAACCCTTGAGGAGTATATACACAGATGTACAGAGGATGTAAAAATCAATTGGTGCTTGTGGCAAAATCTTCTAAAGAGATTTATGTTCATCTACAAGGACAAGTTAAATCTGGATCGGTTCTTCCGGTATCTGGAGTTTAAGATGAACTGTGCTGCTACTGCCGAAGCCCTTGGATGGAAGCTAGATATTGATCTTGCACAGAGATGTGTAGACGACATCATCAAGCAGAAATCTCATAAGGAATCTGAGTTAGGTGCAGTCATGCCCAAACGTAAGGTCACTTCAAAAAAGACTAAGCCAAAGAACTGTTTCCGTAAGGACGGTACAGCATCGGCTCATGGTCAACGTTGGTTTGATCTATTGCAAGAGCAGAGCCTACCACCACACTTTGACGGTGAGGTAGAGGTCATCAAAGGTTGGAATGAACCTAATCCAAACTCTACCGATCAGGTCAAGGACTGGCTATACTCTATGGGTTGGGAGCCATGCACATTTAAATACGACAGGAATAAGGAGACTGGCGAAGAGAAAAAGATACCTCAAGTACGTAAAGATGGAGAGCTGACCGACTCAGTAAAGTTGATAGCAGAGAGTAACCCTGCTGTTAAAGTTCTTGAAGGTCTGACCGTCTTGCAGCATAGACTCAAGATCTTTGAAGCATTTCTCGAATGCCAACAAGATGGCTACGTCAGAGCTGAGATAGCTGGACTTACCAACACTCTCCGTTTCAAACACAAGAAACCACTGGTCAACCTTCCTGGGGTAGACAGGCCGTGGGGCAAAGAAGTACGTGGTTGCTTGATTGCTCCAGAGGGCTACATCCTATGCGGTGCTGATATGACATCCCTTGAAGATACAACTAAGAGACACTACATGCACCCTTACGATCCTGACTACGTGCAAGAGATGTCTCAAGAAGGTTTTGATCCACACCTTGACTTGGCTAAACATGCAGGTGCTATTAAACAGACTGACATTGATTCTTACAACCAAGGTCAACGTCCGGAGTTGAAGACACTACGCAAGAACTATAAGGTAGTTAACTATTCTGCTACTTACGGAGTTGGTGCAGCTAAGTTGTCCCGTACTACTGGTATGGCTGTTCCCCATGCACAATCTATCTTAGATGCATACTGGGAACGTAATTGGTCTGTCAAAGCATTTGCCGAGGATCAAAAGGTTCGACAGATCAACGGAGAGATGTGGGTACAAAACCCTGTCAGTGGCTTCTGGCATTCTCTTCGTTATGAGAAAGATGTATTCTCTACACTCAACCAATCCACCGGAGCTTACTGCTTTGATAAGTGGGTTGCCTACTACAGATCACGCAGACCTAATATCATAGGTCAGTTTCACGATGAATCAATCAACCTTGTTAAGGAAGGAGAGCAAAATGAGCACACAAAAACATTGATCTGGGCTATTGAAAAACTTAATCAGGAACTTAAATTAAATGTTGACTTGGGTATTGATGTTCAATATGGTCAACGGTATAGTGACGTACACTAACGTAATGGAGGGCCAAATGGCTACACGTAAAGTAAAAGTATCAGGCATTGCTGAATGGGCAAAAGTATTTCCACAGAACCGTGATATGGAAGGTTTTGATGGTGTGTACAGAGACCATGACGGTGCTTGTACAATTGACATTATTATGGATGAGGACAACCTAACTGCATTAAAGGCTTCACGTTCTATGAAGAAAGGATCACCCGATCCTCAAGGACGTGGTACTAAGGTTAAGTTTATCCGTAAGTATGATACAGGAAGGGATTGGGACAGTGGTGCGCCTATTGTTACTTGGGCTGATGGCAGCCCTTACGACCTTGATACCGATGGCTCTATTGGTAATGGATCTACAGTAGAAGTAGAGCTATCAGTCTATGATACTAGCCGACCTGCTATTGTTGGCACACGACTTGACAAAGTTACCGTGCTTGATAAGGTAGATTATATTAGGGATACTGCAGGGGAAACCGCTTCGCCACCCGCTGCAGCTAAACAAGAAGGCGAAGTGTTGTTTTAACCTCCTCTGAAAACAACTAGTGGCCCCCTTCGGGGGGCCATAACTTAAGGAGATCTTATGAAAAAGATTGAGACATTAGTAGAAGACCTAGAGTCCGTTCTCTACGGCCTTGGTGGATGGAACGGTACGATAGGATCAATGTTAGGTAATAACATTGCAGATTCTGCCAACAAAAGATTTAGCAAACCGCAAGAGCCTCGGGGATACCTATCTCTGTCGTCTATCGGTACTCCGTGCAAACGTAAGTTATGGTACAAAGTTAATAAGCCTGGAACTGGAGAGCCACTGAGTGCTAACCTACTTCTCAGGTTTTTTTACGGTGACATGATTGAAGAATTAATCCTATCAATGGTTGTTGCTTCTGGTCATAGTATGGAAGGTTCTCAAGATAGACTTACTGTACATGGTATCCGTGGTCACCGTGACTGTGTTATTGACGGAATGACTGTAGATGTTAAGTCCTGCAGCCCATTCGCATTCAAGAAGTTTAAAGAGGGCAAGCTCCGAGATAATGACGCTTTCGGCTACATTAGTCAGCTAAGTTCTTATGTATATGCAGGTAAAGATGATCCGTTAGTTACAAATAAAACACATGGTGCATTTCTTGCTGTTGACAAAGTTAGCGGTGAGATTTGCTTGGACGTACATGACTTTACAGAAGACCTTAAGACCAAAGAACAGGAGATGCTTGCAGCTAAAGAGATGGTTGCTGGTGATTTACCTGCAGATCGTATCCAACCTGTGCCTGCAAGTAAGGCAAGTCCTAATACCAAGTTAGATAAGTCCTGCCAGTTTTGTGAGTATAAGAAAATATGCTGGCCTAATCTTAGAATGTTTAAGTATTCATATGGTACTGAGTACTTAGTGCACGTAGAGAAAGAGCCAAAGGTTGATGAGGTCTTCAATGACTAAAGCAGCTAAGGCTAAGGGCAGAACTGGCCAACAAGAAATCAGGGACAAGCTCTTAGAAACATTTCCAGAGTTTGAACCTGATGACATCAAGTCTACAACTATGGGTGATACCGGAGAAGATATCCAGCTATCACCTGCAGCTAGGAAGAAGCTACCTATTACTGTAGAGGTAAAACGCAGGAAGTCTGGCATGAAGATGGCTTACGACTACATTGAGCAAGCTAGAAAACATGGTAAAGGTGAGCCAGTTGTATTCTTCAGGGCAGATAGAAAGGAGTGGATTACGATGGTAAGTCTGGATCATTACATGGAGTTGTTGAAAAAATGGAAGTAAAGATATGGGGAGTTATGGAAGGTCCGATGTCTATCGAGGATGTAGAAGACCCTGATGATCTTGATTATGCTCCGGAAGGCTCTAAGTACTTTATGGTATGTAAAACAGAAATTGATGGTGAGATAGCTAACGATAACTTCTGGTTTGATGACTTCGAATCTGCATACGAGTGGCAGAAACATTTTTCTGAAACTATCGACCCAATCGTCATTGACATGACAGGTAATAATCAGTATAACTAGGAGTCTTTCCAATGAGGTTTGAGCTAAACATAATAATAAAAGTAGACCCTAGTGCAAACTTCCTAGAGACATTTGGGAATAATGCTGAGGTAATCTCAGAACTCGTGCAGGGTAGCTTGTACGATATAGATGATATTGTTGTAGAGGAATGTGAGGTCAAGTATGATAAGTGAAGTTGATATAGAAGCTTGGGATTTTTATGGCTCAGGTCAGTTTAATGACTACCAAAATGCTGCGGTAGGGACTGCAATTTACAAATCCGAGCACTCAGTAATTTATCCTGCACTGGGATTAGCTGCTGAGGCAGGCGAGGTGGCGAACAAGGTTAAGAAAATTATCCGTGATGGTACATTTGATAGGGATGCAATTGCAGACGAGCTAGGCGATTGTCTTTGGTACATAGCTGCACTATGCCGTGATCTCAATGTTGACCTGAGTGTAGTTGCAGATGCCAATTTAAAAAAGCTCCACGATAGACAACAACGTGGTAAGATAAAAGGATCAGGAGATAAGAGATGAGTAACCAATTACCAACAGACTATCAGGCATTCATTCACAAGTCACGATATGCTAAGTACTACAAAGGTCTGGGCCGTGAATCTTGGAGTGATACTGTATCTCGTTTTATGTCTAACGTGGTCGGTGACCTGGTCGATCCTGCTACAAATAGCCAACTAGAACAGTCCATACTAGGCTTGGAAGTAATGCCTTCTATGAGATCTCTTATGACAGCTGGGCCTGCTGCAGACCGTGACAATACCTGTATGTACAACTGCAGTTACTTAGCCGTAGATGACCTTAAGTCCTTCGATGAGGCTATGTTTATCCTCCTCTGTGGCACGGGAGTTGGCTTCAGTGTAGAGAGGCAGTCCATCAATAAGCTTCCAGATGTTCCTCAGCTCTTCATCAGTGAGACTAATATCGTCGTCAAGGACTCCAAGGAGGGGTGGGCTAAGGCTCTTCGTCAATTGATTGCACTCCTATACTCTGGTGAGATCCCAACTTGGGATGTGTCTAAGGTACGCCCGGCTGGAGCACCTCTTAAAACTTTTGGGGGTAGAGCTTCTGGCCCAGCGCCCTTGGTCGATCTGTTTAATTTTACTATCAACACTTTCAAAAAAGCTTCGGGACGTAAACTAAGCTCTATCGAGTGTCACGATATTATGTGTAAGATCGGTGAGGTAGTTGTAGTAGGCGGTGTTCGTAGGTCAGCTATGATCTCTTTGTCTAACCTAAGTGATGACCGCATGCGTACAGCCAAGTCTGGTTCTTGGTGGGAGAATAATCCACAACGTGCCTTGGCTAACAACTCTGTCTCTTACACTGATAAGCCTGACAGTCTGTCCTTCATGCGTGAGTGGATGGCTTTGGTTGAGAGTGGATCAGGTGAGCGTGGTATCTTCAATCGTGAGGCCTCTAAGAAACAAGCAGCACTGAATGGACGCCGTGATGCTGATTACGAGTTTGGGACTAATCCGTGTTCGGAGATAATTTTACGCCCGATGCAGTTCTGTAACCTAACAGAGTGTGTTGTACGAGCTACCGACACTTTAGAAACTCTATCTGATAAAGTAAGATTAGCTACTATCTTAGGTACAATTCAATCTACTTACACTAAGTTTCCGTACTTGCGTAAGAAGTGGGCAGACAACACAGAAGAAGAACGTCTCTTAGGTGTGTCTCTCACAGGCATTATGGATAACCCTTTAATGACAACTAAGAACAAAGGACTGGAGAAGACTCTTGTACATCTTAGATCTGTGGCTATTGCCACTAATACTGAGTGGTCTAAACGCCTTGGCATCCCTGCTGCTGCTGCTATCAGCTGCGTTAAACCTTCGGGAACAGTATCACAACTGGTTGACTCCGCTTCTGGTATTCATGCTCGTCACAGCCCCTATTATATTCGTACTGTTCGTGGTGACAACAAAGACCCTCTGACACAGTTTATGATTGACCAAGGCATTCCCAATGAGCCTGATGCATTTAAACCTGACCAGACTACAGTCTTTAGCTTTCCACAAAAAGCACCTTCAGGTGCCATATGTACGGCAGATATGTCTGCCATTGAACAGCTGGAGATGTGGTTAGCTTATCAGAGGTTTTGGTGTGAGCATAAGCCATCGGTTACCATTAATGTAAAATCAAGTGAGTGGTTAGAAGTTGGTGCCTTTGTGTATAAGCATTTTGATGAGATGTCTGGTGTATCGTTCCTGCCGTTTAATGAGCATACGTATCAGCAAGCACCTTATCAGGACTGTGGTAAGTCAGACTACGACACACTTAAGTCTATCATGCCTAAGCGTATTGACTGGTCTAAGCTCTCAGAGTATGAGAGTGAAGACAATACATCGGGTAGTCAAACACTAGCCTGTACCGGCGACTCATGCGAAATCGTAGACCTAGTTTAGGCACTGTACCCTCACCCTGCGTAAAGATCTGTCGCATAAAAGACGATTACTGCGCAGGGTGTTTAAGAACCATAGATGAAATACGAGACTGGATGGTGATGTCAAACTATGAACAAGAGGAATTATTGAAGAAACTAGAAGGGAGAAAAAGAACGTAATGTATGTGGTGATAACTAGACAACAGTGTAACTTTTGTGATCTGGCTAAGGCATTGCTGAAGAATAAAGATCTTAGCTACGTAGAATATGACGTACACTCTACCAGCTCTAAGTGGGTTTTAACCTTGCTAAAGAAAACAAATCTTACTACAGTACCGCAAGTCTTCGATGGATCTGGTAAATTAATTGGCGGCTTTAATGAACTTAAGGAGCATATTAATAATGGGAAAACCAGTTAGAAAAGCTTTCAACAGGGCGCTTTACGAGGCCTACGATTCACAAGCTAAGGATGCTCTAGGGCAATACCTTTCGGAGAAAGGACATGTGTTAGTTAACAAGGAAGAAAATTACCATGTAGATCTTGTATCTCAAAAGCATGGCTATACTTACTTTAATGAAGCTGAAGTTAAGGTGGCTTGGGATGGGGATTGGCCTGAACACTGGGCTGAGATACGTATTCCAGAACGTAAGCAACGTCTTCTTGACAAGTATCAGGGAGAAAATGGAGTGCTTAACTTTTACGTTTTCAGAAAAGATCTCAAACAAGCCTGGCGTATTAGAGATTTCTTATTGACTAAAGAAAGTCTTGGCGAAGCAAAGGGTAGGTACATTAGACCTGGAGAACTGTTCTTTCATATTCCCTATACAGAAGCAGAGTTAATCATCTTATGATGTATTAATAGAGAGCAAGGAGCTGACAGTTGAAAGAGAGTTTAGAAAAAGAAGCAAAAAAGTTTGCCAAACAAAAACGTAAGACTCTTGAAAACAAAGCTTTGACTTCCCGGATTTATTTGGCAGGTCAGGCTTTAACTGGCCTTCTAGCAGGGGCAAGATCAAGTAACAATATGCAAGAAATAAAACGGCAAGCATATGATTGGGCAGATTATATGTTAGATGATGACACATAAAAAAGGGGGCGTAAAGCCCCCTTAACTTATTGAACTACTTTGTTCCAGTCGTCGTAGGTATCAACAAGATTTTTAATCTTTAATAGTTGTTGATAACCATCCTCCATTTCCAGTATCTGCTCCATCTTTTGATCATAGGTATCAGTACTTCCAAATTCAAATGGCAGGAGATCTAATACTTTTTCTACTACTTTTTTCTTACTGCTAAGTTTTCTTACAACATCCATTGTTTGAGGTACTTGGCCGCCATTTTCCATCTGATTGACTACCATAGCTTTGGCACCCTCTCTAACCTCATTTAATACAAGTTCTTTTTGATCTTGCCGCATCTTAAAGTAATCAGGGTACTTAGCCATAGCCATTTCAGACTGGATCTGTAGTGCAGGTGCTAGCATCCCATCCATATAATTCTTTACTTTCGCAGGGCCAGTCCAACGAACTTGAGTAAAGATATTAGCACCAGCTGAGTTAAACATAGCCTCAACTAAGTTAGGATTTTTAGAAGACCTGACTAATAATTGTTTCCCAACATCTACATCCTTACCAGAAGCAAAGCCTCTTGTAGGTGTAGCTCTTCTCTCCATACCTTCTGCTTGTCCGGTAAGTTGATTAAGATAACGGCCTGCGTCATTAAAAAATCTATTACCTTGACGAAGGTCAGGATTCATTTCCTTACCCTCAAGCAATCCATAAGCAGTGTTGACTGGATCAAGATGTCGAGTAAAACCAGAGGCTATCTTTGAACCCGATGCAGCAAGCATACTGTAGGCAAGAGGGCCATAGTCACCATCTTTAGCCATCTGCCAAGACCTTCCCATGGAAGTTCCAAGATCGTCAAGATCTCTTAGTGCTTGACCTGGACCCACTTGAACTGTGAGGTCAACCCAAAGATCGTCAGGAATACCTGACATAAATCTTTTACGGAACTCAGAGTCCGTCAACATACGTTGAGCTGCCTTAGACATATCCATCTCACCAGTCTCAATCATACCATGAGCAATGGCCTGACTACTGGCCCTTATCAGAGACATGGGCCATTCAAACTCACGGTTTCTGACAGTACCATCATTCTGTCTATCCTGTTTCCAGCTCAGTCCACTCTCTATTCTTTCTATAGCACTGTCACCAGTTTCAGTTTCAAAACCTACTTGACCTCCAACACCGTAGCTAACTGCACCCCAACCCACGACCATTTTAGAAAACAGCTCTGCACCATCGTCAGTTACAGGGTCAATTTTTTTACCGATAGTTTTAGCTGTAACATATCTTAGGTAGTTTACTCCACTAAGATCTCCAGCAGTTGCTATAGTTGTGTTCAAGAAGCTACCAAACGGTACAACATAACCACCCATAGAACGATTGGTAACGGTTTCAATAAACCTTGCAGACTTTCTCATAAAGTTTGTAGCAGGTAAGGTAGACCAGTTTACAGAGGCAGTTTCTCGCATAGTACGGTAAGCAGCTTGTTCCATAATTTCACGGAACTCTGGTTTAGCCATAGTAAACTCTACATCGGGGTTGGAAAAGAACTCCTCCGGAGTTACCCCATACTTCTTCATAATACCCTGGTTAAGGTTTGTACCGAAAGCAAAACGTTTAGTAAGATTATCTTGAAGTCTGGCTAGTGTTAGTGTCTGCACACCTTTTGTGTATGCATCAGCACCCTTCCAAAGAAATTCTGTAGTTTTTCCTGCAGCTGTTGCTACAGGCCCAGCATCCTTTAGTCGTTTTTTGTAAGAAGCTCCATCAAGATTAAACATTGCCATAGAGTCATTGACACCACCATCACCTGCAATATCCCTAAATAACTTTTCTGCAATCTTAGGGTTCATTGTAAGAACAGCATCAGCATATTCAATAGGAATATCTGGAGATAATGCATCAGCAACTCTGCGGAATGACCCACCCCATGCTCCGTAGGCTCTATTGTAAAAATTTACTGCAGCCTCTTCATTGCCAAGACCCTTTGCAATAGCACCACGAGACAAGTCTATAGCACCAGTAACGAAGTCTGCTGCATTGTTTAGGTATACAAGTGTTTTAAAACCTTGAAGGTTAGCACCAGTAGTTGATAGGTGAGAGGTAATTAGCCGTTTGTATAAAGATAGTGCAGCTTGATTGTGTTGTGGACCTTCCGAAGGTTGAATCCTTTTATATAACTCAAGCATACCTTTGTTACTAACACCTGCCTTTTGCAATCTGGATAGCTCGGACGCAATCCACAAGTTTTCACCTGCCAAGCTGGTGCTGTTTTTCATTACAGCTTCCATCATAGCAGGAGAAACTTTACCCTTATCGGTACGTACACCATCAAGTACGTAACCAGTTTCTTCTTCCCAAGCCCTAACCATTTTATCAAGTTTAGACGGATTAATAAAACGAATAGTCCTGGCAAATGCACCAGTTGTTTTATACTTCTTAATAATCTCTGGATGCATTACAAACCCAGCATCATTTAATGCTTCAAAGTAACCCTTAACTCCATTCTCTGGGTCACCAAACCAAAAGAATTTAGAGAATGCATTAGTGACTGCAAGGTCTCTTCTCTTCTCGCCCCTAGAAGCAATTAACCTATCAGCTTCATCTTTAGCTTGTTCCCAAGGTAGGAAGTTAATCTTACCTCTGGCAGACAGTACACCAAATTGATCGTCAAGAGATTGAAACAAACCGTTTTTGTCCAGTGCCTGACCAAGCTTTTTCCAAGCTTCATCTGGACCATATTTCTTAATCATCTTATCAATATTTTGATACGAAAGAATAGTGTTCTGTGCAAAGGGAGACTTTCTAGCTTCCTTAAACAGTGCAGACCCACCTGCAACTACAGGAAAAAGCATAGATCCTGCAGCAGTAAGGGCACCTTCAGCTTTGCTGTACTCGTCTTGTGCACCTACTTCTATCAGCTGCATCTGTCTGCCAAAGTCTTGGCCAAGTGCAAATGCACCATCTACTGTAGCCATTGGCATGGCCTTTGCCATAGCATTGCTTATAGCAATAGTCGCAGCTTTCTTTGTAGCACCTTTTTCAATGGCATTTGTATAAGCCGCAGTTAGCATTTTTTGTAGTGCAGCACCTGTAGCCTTTGTACCCCCTGCAGTTAATACTTTACCTATGCCAAACGATAAGATTGTTACAGGATCCCATACTGCAGCTGAGGTATAGTCTACAATACCATCAAACATCTCTCCCCAACTACCCTCACCAGTAAAGATATTATCCATCTGATTGAAGAGTAGGTAGCCTCCCGCCAGCCGCCTCTTAGTTTCGTCGTCAGCCCCTAGGGTATAAGTAATCTCATTAGCAACAGTAACTGACTGTGCAGCATCAAAAGTTCTTTGATAATTTTGATAGATCTCAAATGCTTTTTCTGGCTCCATAGCCCTGTAGTTACGGTTCATTAGAGCAGAACCGCCAGTAGCACCACCCATCAAACCTGCAGTACTTTTGGCAACCTTACCGAAGGTTGTTGACTCAGGAAATCTTGCCTCTAGAGATTGGTACACAACCTCCATAAGATCTGGGTCTCCAATTATGTCTTCTTTAGTCAGAGGTTTATTGTCGTACTTCTCAAAGATATCGTACACGTTTAAGAAACGATCTTCTGCCTCTAGGTTAAAACTAAAAGGAGTTTGAAGATCTTTTAATGTAAATGGGGAGCTTAAATCTTGTGCTTGCTGTACTGGTGTTTCAGACACATCTGTTTGAGGGTACAGGTCACCCAGAGTAAACCCGTTGTCCACAGGTTCCTCTACAGTTTGTTCTGAGATAGGTACGTCTTCTACAGGCACTTCTGGTGTAAGTTCAGGTACCTCTGATGTAGGCTCTACTGTTGGTTCCAGAGTAGTTATGGTAGGTTCTACATCAGGTACGACAACATCTTTCTCTAGATCAGCTAGAGTGAATCCATCTGCCATATTATTTTCCTTTGTATGGACCTGTCACAGTTTTTCCATCAGCTTTAGTATAAGTTACAACATCACCTACTTTTATAATTCCGTATTCAATAAGAGATCTAAGCACAGAAACATTAGGGACTACGATAGGTTCCGCATCCTTAGCTTCTTTAAGGTAGTCGGGCAGAACTGCAGTTTTCAACTTAGGCTCTGCCTCCATTGCCTCTCCAATAACATTGTTTCCATACAAAGAAGTTACACCGTAGTAATCTGGGTTATCACCTCTAGCACTATCTAGAGCCTCTTTAACTGCAAGACTCCTGGCTCCTAGCCAGTCCATCAGTTCTTTTGCCACTGCCTGTTGTTCAGGAGTACCTGTCTTAGACATTTCATTCACTGATGTCAAAGCTTTAGAGATGCTATTCTGTTCACTCCTACCTCTAGCAACTGCATTCTGAGTTATAATTTTTGTCCAATCACCAAGTTTAGATGTATCCAAAGGTTCAATAACTACAGGCTCAGTTACTGCTAAGGCAGATCCTGTCGTACCAACACTACTTCTGATAATGGACTTGGTAAGATCGTCTAAAGATTTACCAAGGGCAGTCTCCATGTTTGCTATTACTTTATCAGCCTGAGCTGGATCAGGACTTGTAATCTCAATAGCACTTAAAAAGTCATTAGCCCCACTTCTAAACATGTCTAGGGCATTAGCATCTGTACGACCAGATTCTACAATCTTTGTATGATACTTTTGAAGTGTTTCGAACGTAGACTTCATCACTGCTGGATTGTTTAAACCTGCAAGTTTAGCAAGAACAGGGTTATCTTTTTCTACACCTAATGCAGTAATAGCCGCAGAGTATTGTGCAATTTGAGCCATAGGATCACCACTGCCACCGACAGCAGCAGTAAAGTCTGCACCGATAGACTTACCGTCCATAACTCTTTCAAAAAGAAGTTGCTGCATATCATTTGCATGAGCAGCAATAGCAGCAGCTTTAGATGCTTCTGTTTTAATACTGAACTGGTAATCAAATTGACTATTTGCAGCAGAAGTTCTTAAACCAATCTCTGATCGAAGATCTTCTTGTCTTGCTGCTCTATCCCGTTCAAATTTTTTCTGGTCCCAAGCCTGCAATCTACCTTCTGCATTAACTGCTTTTTGCTCGGCTTGTTTATTAAGAATAACTTGTTGGTCTTTCCACCACTGTTGAGCTGCATCCCTATCGTCTAGCTCGTAAGCCCTCTTCAGTGCTAACACATCAAGTTCAAATGCACGGCTCTCTTCTCTAACAGCAGCAGCACCTGCAGCAGCTTTTTCAGCAGCAGCTATAGCCTGTTGGTTAGTAATTTTATTACGTTCTAACCAAGTAGCATTAGCCTCTTCATTCTGAAGTTTAAAACGTGCATTCCATTGCTCATTAGCAGCATCTCTATCTGCTAAAAGCTCTTTCCTTTGCCTAATTCTTGTTTCACGGTTTCTTTGACCTGAGTAAAATCCTAATGCCATTATCCTGCACTCCTAGCCATTAAACCTTTTAGCTCTTCCATAGGCGACTCTGTAGTCTCTTCTGGAGCAACCTCTTCCATAGGTTTCTCCTCTGCGTCAGCTACTATCATAGCTTCCATCTGACCCTTCATGCCATCGTCTTCTTCTGTCTCTTCACCAGACATGGTATTCTCAGCACTTACACCGAGTTTCTCAAGCATTTTTTCTGCACGGGCTACGTTACGTTGGTAACGAATGACAGCTCTGTCTTTGTCATTACTAATACCCTCATCGTAGTCTACACCAGTTAGATCCCCAATATCTTTAATAAACTCATGCAGAGTTGGGGCAACAATAAGACTCACATCAATACTGTGTACACCTTGAAACACAGCATTGCGAAGTATACCCTGGACCAAAGTGGGGATATCAATACCTTTTTCTAGAAAATAGCTAATATCCTCGAAAGCATCTGCATTGTTCATCTTATCCAGATGATACATTGCTGCTTCTTCGGGGTCTGTAATGTCTGGGGGATTCTCAAAAGGAGCACCTTTTGGTTCTTGAGTTAGTGAAAACCCTGGTTGTACTCTGTCAAAAATCATTATTCTTGGCCCCTATAAAATTCTGTAATACTTGCCACCGTAGCATTACCGTCTGCTCCTGCCCAGCCAGGATTTTTCTCTAGTTCCTTGCTACCCTTTTCATAAACAACAGAATCAGGTGCAGCATCCCTATAACCAGGTGCAGCAACAAGAAGACCTAATGGTGCACTACCA